TGAGCATCCAAGCTCGAGACAATGTCAACCCTTCTCAAGCTGATTCGAGAAGTGAAGACCAAGCGCTCTCGATCATGGGTACCGATACTACGCCCAGTATCGCTGCTACTTTCTCGAGCGCTAACGGCACCAGCTTCACGCTGGACTATGACGACGTTGTAGGTTCTGGTCGATACCAGATCTTCTTCGCGTTCAGGCCTGATCCGCTCGATGTCAGTGAATCGGTCAACCTTGGATCGATCACTCTTACGACCTTCAACCCTGATCCGGTCGTAACGGTTCCAGTAGATCTTGGAACCCTCACTCTCAGCACGTTCAATCCAGATCCAGCAATCAACGCTCCTGTTGATCTGGGAACGGTCAATCTCACGACGTTCAACCCGGATATTGCTGTTGACCTTACGGTCTCGGTGGATCTGGGAACGGCTACCCTGACGACTTTCGATCCTGATGTAGCGATTGTTCAAAACATCACGATCAGTCTTCCGCTAGGTAATCTTGTTCTGATCTTCTTTGGTCCAGAACCGGCGATTGATTCTCCGGTCGACCTGGGAGCTCTAACCCTAACTACCTTCAACCCTGATCCTGTCGTTGCGATCACGGTTGACCTGGGGACCCTCACCCTAACCACATTCAACCCGGATGTGATCCTGGATTCGACCCAAGTGGTCGATCTAGGCGCCTTGACTCTGACGACGTTTGATCCAGACGTCGCTGCTGGAGTCACGGTTTCGGTTGATCTAGGAGCCCTCACTCTCACGACGTTCAACCCCGACGTCGCGGTCGATGACTCTGTTACGGTCGACCTAGGAGCGCTTTCCCTCACGACTTTCAATCCAGATCCGGTCATCAATGTTCCGGTTGATCTGGGCTCGGTTACGCTCACGACGTTCAACCCTGACGTCCTGACCGACGACGCTGTTACGGTCGACCTTGGAGCGTTGACCCTAACGACGTTCAATCCAGATGTAGCCATTGACGACTCTGTCACGGTCGATCTGGGAATCCTGACTCTCACGACGTTCAACCCTGATCCCGTCGTTGCAGTCACGGTTGATCTGGGGACGATCACCCTCACCACCTTCGATCCAGATCCGGTCATCAACGTTCCGGTTGATTTGGGGATCGTGGACATCGACGGGTTCGACGTTGCCGTCGTTATTGGTGGGAACGTCATTGCCATGGTCGATCTGGGCACTATTGCCCTCACGACCTTCAACCCTGACGTCATCATTGATGACTCTGTCACGGTTGATCTTGGCACGGTCACGCTGACGACGTTCAATCCTGACCCCGCGATCGACGCTCCTGTCGATCTGGGCGCACTGACCCTGACGACTTTCAACCCAGATGTCATCATTGATGACACGGTTACGGTCGATCTCGGCACTTTGACCCTGACGACCTTTGATCCCGACGTTGCAGCGGGAACGGTTGTTTCGGTCGATCTTGGCACCCTAACTCTGACCACGTTCAACCCGGATGTCATCATTGATGACTCCGTGACGGTTGATCTTGGAGTGTTGACCCTCACGACCTTCAACCCGGCAGTGTCCATTGACGACGCCGTCACGGTTGATCTGGGGACTTTGACGCTCACCGGCTTCGACGCTACGCCCGAAGTTAAGCCGGTTGTTGATTTAGGCACTATAACGATCAACACGTTTGATGTAGACTTGGGCGGAGATACCTTGGTCAGTGTTGACCTAGGAACTATCACTCTAACTACATTTGCCGCTACTATTGACGCTGATGCTCTGATCGATTGTATCATTGAGCTCAACGCCTCCTACGATGAAGTTTGTCCTCTGAATGCTAGCTACGACGAAGTCGTTGATCTAGATGCGAGTTGTGGATAATGGTCTCTACTAACCAAGCAAAAACTCTCTACAAGAACAACAAAGCGACACTCCGCTTTATTGTTATCGACAACGACACGTCCGGATCTCCTCGCAAAGACATCACTGGGCTGGTGATCAAATGGGCGATGGCGATTACCAACGACAGTGGTCAGTTCGACGCTACCAACCCTGATCTAGAGAAGAAGAGCACTGTTTCTGGAGAGGTTACGGTCACTGACGCTGTCCAGGGTGAACTCGATGTTTTCATCGTGAGCGTTGATACAGTCAACCTTCCTGCAGCGACCTATCGCTATCAATTGGAAGGCTTCGATGGGTCCGAGGGTGTAATGCTCGCGGTGGGTGATCTGACGTTGAAAGAGAACATCACTAACACGTAATCATGACTTCTACTCTTGTCGTAGGAACGAACACCTACATCACTCTCACTGAAGCGAACACCTATCTTGGTGACTCCATTCGAGCCCAAGCCTGGTCGTTCCTCCCCTCTGACACTCGAAACAAAGCTCTCCTCACCGCCTTCCGCATCATTGAGCGTCAGGTCTGGGAAGGAGAGGCTACCGGATCGATCGCTTTCCCTCGAACAGGACTGACCGATTGCGATGAAGTGGCCGTCTCGAGCGCCACTGTCCCTCAATTGGTCAAAGATGCACAGGCTGAGATTGCCTACGACCTGACTCAGGACAACAACCTGGAGACCACGGGAGGCATCGGAAGCAACGTCAAAAGAGCCCGGGCTGGTTCTGCTGAGGTGGAGTTCTTCACTTCCACTGGTGGCGCCTCTGGAACTGGCTCTGCTCGTTTCCAGCCTCACATCATGGAGCTCATTGGTTGCTTCCTTGAAGGTTCCAACATTGGTGGAATCGCTCCCATTGCTCCTGGAACATCGGTTGAATCTCAAACGGATGCTGGCGACGGCTACTGTGTTAGCGAGGGTTACCAGTGACGAAAATTTTCAACAACAGGGGAATTGACATTCAGACCATCATTGCAGACAATCTTGGGCCTGATCTTTTGCCAACCCAACTCATCAAGCGAACGCCTGGTGAGCGCACCTCCACTGCTCTTGCGAGCGGAACAAACCCGCAAGAGTCCACTTTCAGTTGTAGAGGCTTCATCGAGGAGTATAAGAACTCCCAGATCGATGGAACCCAAGTACGCAAAGGTGATCGTAAAGTTCTCATTTTAGGTGGGACTCTACCTACGGGCATCGTTCCCGAATCTAATGATCGCATCGTAATCGAGGGAGAGACTCTCGTCATCGTCAGAGATGGTGTGACAAGAGATCCTGCTGAAGCCACTTACGTCTGTCAGAGTAGATAGTGGAGATCGAGGATTCTGCCAAGCGATTGCTGAGAGTTGTTGACCGGACAGCTCCACAATTCAAGAGTCGCTTCTTAGAGGCGATTCGAAGGATTCGACGAAACGATGTTATTCGTCAGGTCCAAGCGTCGCTGGAGGCAGGAAACATTGAAAGAGCCCTTGTCCAAGCAGAGCAAGCTTCTGTTGCTCTCAGCAGACTATGGGGCCAGATCTTTGTTTTGTCCGCTGGAGAGACGGCTGACTTCCTCAACCGGTTCCTCGAGTTCAACGTTGCTTACGACATCTCCAACTTTCGGGCAGTTGAACAGATCAGAGAAAACCAGTTTCGACTGATCCGAGACTTCAACATTCAACAGCGCGCCGCTGTTCAAGAAGCTCTGATCTCGTCTCTGGAAAGAGGAGTCAACCCCCGGCAAACAGCTCGTGAGTTCGTTGCTTCTATTGGACTCACAGAGCATCAAGTCCGTGCTGTCAATAGGTTTCGGACGCTTCTTCAAGAAAACTCTCGCGACGCGCTGACTCGTCAACTTCGAGACCGCCGCTTCGATCCTTCCATTCGCCGCGCAATTCGCACTGGAGAAGTGCTAAATGCCGCGACCATTGATCGAATGGTCGACCGCTATCGAGAGCGCTTCATTGCGTTCCGTGCGGAGGGGATCGCCAGAACCGAGGCTCTCGCTGCCGTCAACGCGGGCTCGGAGGAGATGTATTCCCAGCTCATAGACCAAGGCTTGATCGATCCTTTGGACATGGATCGAATCTGGGATCCCTCGAATGATGAGCGGACTCGGACTTCCCACCGCTCCATGGAAGGCCAGCGCCGAGGGTTCGGCCAGCCTTTCGTCTCTGGCAACGGCTTCAATCTCCGCTATCCCGGCGATCCCAGGGCTCCGGCGGAAGAGAGAATAAAATGCCGTTGCGCTATCCTTACTAGAATCAGAATCCCGGAAACAATATCCTGATGGCAAGGAAAAATCGAAAAAAGACTCGGAAAAATAGTCCTGCTGCTATATCATCGGAAACGAATTCTGTGAGTAATTCTTTCCACAAATCCGCCGATTTCATCAAGGTAGACGACTCTTTGGGGTTGGTTCTTGGATGGGCAATTGTCTCTTCGGAAGACGGCGTCAATCCATATTTTGATCTACAAGATGATCATGTAACTGATGAAGCAATCATGCAATCCACAGTGGATTTCATGAAGCACTCTCGAGTTGCAAAGGAAATGCACCAAGGCGATGCCATGGGCACCATTCTTTTCGCTTGGCCTATGACGGCTGACGTGAGGAAGAGCCTTGGACTCGGTGTTGGCAAGACTGGTCTTTTGGTCGGTATGAAGCCCGAGTCTGAAGAAGTGCTCAGCAAGTTCAAAGATGGAACCTACACCGGTTTCTCTATTGGCGGTCGAATCGTTGAGAAAGAGGAAGTAGATGGGTAGTTATCCTGGCAAGAAGAAGCGCAAGCGTCGCGTGCTGCGGAAGTTTGATCTCCTGGAGATCAGTGCTGTGGACACCCCCGCGCAAGAAGGCGCTCGGATGACTCTCCTCAAGCGCGACGATTCAGAGGATGAAGACTTTGACAAGCGCCTCATTCTCCTTTCGGACGAAGGCGGTCATTCGCACCTAGTTGATGATTCACAGGAAGGTGGTCATACAAGCCATGACCACGCTGACGGTGCGGAGATGGGACATTCTCATCCGTGGGTAAAGTCCGCGGATGGGACTATTGTAGTGGGCGCGGCCGATGGTCACTCCCACAATGTTACTGAGAAGCGTGTTTCGCCTTCAGGCGACGTGTTTAATATTGAAAACGATACGGAGAATTCTCCCATGAGCGATGAGACCAACACGGCTCAGCTTGAAGAGCGCCTCGCTTCTCTGGAAGCAGAGCTCGAAGCGGCAAAAGCCTTCGGTCAATTGACTGACGTGGAGAAGCAATTCTGTCAAGACCTGTCTGACACTGATCGTCAGACGTTTATCTCGAAGAGTGCTTCTGACCGTCAATCGCAGATTGAAAAGGCTCAGTCCTCGAATCCGGTGGTCTTCACCGATTCCGAGGGGCATGAGTACCGCAAGAACGATGATCCTTCTCTCGTCCGTCTCGCCAAGCGTGCGGACCAAGAGCGTCAAGAGCGTGAAGAGCTTCTGAAGCGTCTTCAAGATCAAGACCTCGAGAAGCGTGCTTCTGAACTGGAGCACATCAAAGGCGATCTCTCGGATCGCAAAGCTCTGCTCAAGGCTCTCGACACGATCGAGGATTCTGAGCAACGCACCCGCGTGGTCGAAATCGTCAAGTCGAAGGATCGTGACTTGGCCAAGGCTTTCGGTGAGGCGGGCGTCGGTGGCGGTGACGGTGAAGACCAAACTGCTGATGACAAGCTTGACGCTCTTGCGAAGGCGCGTCAGGACAAAGACGGTATTAGCTTCGCTAAGGCCTACGATCTGGTTCTGGAAACGCCGGAGGGTCAAGCTCTCTACGCCGAGTCCAACGCCTAATCCTCGGAGAATTTTGAATTATGGCTTTTGAAGAAAAACTTGAAAGCATCACTCGCTTGGCTGGCGCGGACCTTTCGTCTCACCAGTACAAGTTTGTGAAGCTCAACACCAGCGGCAAAGCTGTCATTGTTGATACTGACGGCGAAGCTGTTGTGGGTGTACTACAAAACAAGCCGGATGCTGCCGATCGTGAAGCCACGGTAGGGGTGGAAGGCATTTCCAAAGTGATCTCCTCTGGAGTCATCGCTGCGGGCGCTAAGGTGACTACCAACGACTCGGGTCTTGCTAAGACCGCCGCGTCTGGTGATCACGTTCTCGGAATGCACGTTGGTGATGCGGCTGCCGCTGCTAACGACGTGATTCCTGTTCTCTTGATCTCGCAGCACTTGCTTGCTTAATACGGAGATTTGACCAATGCCTAGTCCGACGAAAGGCGACGTCCACGTCAATAAGCCGCTTAGTCAGATCTCGATTGCGTTCCTTCAAGATCAACGCAATTTCGTTTCTGATCAAGTCTTCCCTAACATTCCTGTCTCTCATCAGAGTGATCGGTACTACACCTACGATCGTGGCGAGTTCAACCGCGACGAGATGCGGGAGCGCGCTCCGGCTACCGAGTCGGCTGGTGGCAGCTACACCGTGGATAACACGCCGACGTACTATGCGCCGGTGTACTCCTTCCACCGTGATGTTGATGACCAGATCCGTACTAACGCTGATAGCATGTTGAATCTTGACCGCGAGGCTACTGCTTATCTTTCGCACAAGGCGATGATCAAGCGTGAAGCTTTGTGGGCCACGAAGTACTTTGCTACCAGTATTTGGGCAACGGATGTTACTCCGTCTCCTCTTTGGGACGCTGCTTCCAGTACTCCAATTGAAGATATCCAAACCGGTATCGACACAGTTCTTCAAAGCACCGGTTTTATGCCCAACACTCTTGTGATGGGACATGAAGTTTGGTCAACTCTGAAAAACCACGTTGATATTGTTGAGCGTATTAAGTTCACCTCGGGTAACAACAACCCGGCGGTGGTTAATACTGAAGCGTTCGCCGCTCTCTTTGGTCTTGATCGAGTTCTTATCTCGCGAGCTATTCAAAACACGGCGAATGAGGGGCAAACCGCTGCTCACTCCTTCATTCTTGGTAAGAGTGCCTTGCTTTGCTACTCGGCTCCGAATCCTGGTTTGATGATTCCGAGTGCTGGTTATACCTTCTCTTGGAATGGTATGTTTGGCGCCTCTGCTCTTGGTGATCGTGACTGGGAAAC